TTGTTAGAAGAGAATAATAATTTTAGACTTGTAAGAAACCAAGGTAAAATATTGTGATATCTGAATCAGATATAAGTTATATAGCCGGGTTATTTGATGGTGAGGGCAGTATAACTTACAAACAATATATGCGTAAACGTAAACACCAGAAGAAGGCTTACCCTACCTGGAGTATCAGAATGGAAATGGCAATGACAGATGAGTCTGTTCTACGTTGGGTCCATGAAGTATTGCAGGTTGGTACAGTCGGAAGAAAAAGATACAAAACTCCGTACACTGTGGGTTGGAAAAAACAATGGCGTTGGAGATGTCAGTTTAGAGACGCATACTTTGTAGCTAGATTGTTATGGCCATACACCCATGTAAAGATGGAGGGCATACAAAAGATTATCGATCATTACGGTGGACAAGTAATGAATGGTAACGTTGTCGATTTAGAAAAATATAAACAATATATGAGTCTGGAGGTTTAATGACGTGGACAAGTGATGCTCTATTTGTTGTTCCATTTTGGAAAGTTAGAGTAAATAATTTTACAGTTAAGAAGAAAAACATAGAAAAAGTATTGCGTACGTATCGTGAAAAACCTACACAATTACAAACATTTGCATCGAATCGTGGTTCTAATTTTGTAGAACCTTTTCGAGAAATATTTCAAGAGGAGTTAAATGGTTTTGCGAATATAATTAAAAAACATTGCGAGATTACAGACGTATGGTCAGCAAGTTATAAGACAGGTGACTATCATCCGTACCATAATCATAACAACAAAGGACTGTCAGGAATCGTATATCTAACTTTAAAAGATAAGATGCCTCATACTGTTTTTGTAAATGCTAATCCTGATTGGGTTACAGGACATACACAGTATTATGACATGGCAGTGAATGAAGGTGATATGGTTATTGTACCTAGTCACGTCGGACACTTTACGCCTCATAATCTATCTAAACAAGCTAAGAAGATTGTAGCTTTTGATCTAAACGTAATAGCAGATACGCAGTGAAGAAAGATAAATTCTTCATTAAAGGTGGTAAAAAGATGGTAGCTGGCAAAGTAGCAGGCACTGTGTTGACCGGAGAAGGAGCTGTGCACCGATTTGAAAAGACTGCCTTACCTCGTGGATTGAGTGCAGTTGAAACAGAGATTTGGAAACTAAAGAATAAAAAGAAATGAAATGGAATAAAAGATTCTCTTACCCACCGTCTACAAGATCACTAGTCATGGGTCAAAGACACTACGAAATAGATAACGAAAAGTTACCATCTGTAACTACTATACTATCACAGACTCAGTCAGAAGAAAAGCGAAAGAGTTTAGCTAATTGGCAGGCTAGGATGGGACAGCAAAATGCCGACAGAATCAGGGATATATCTGCTATGAGAGGGACAGCAATGCATACCTATCTTGAAGGTTATCTAAATAATACGCCACATTTAGACCTAACAGCCGTGGGTAAAGAGGCAGGAAGAATGGCCAACATTGTTATCGAATCAGGGCTCGGGGACCTGGAAGAGGTCTGGGGCAGTGAGGTGACTCTGTTCTACCCTGGACTTTACGCCGGACAGACAGACGTGGTTGGTGTCTATGCTGGTAAACCTGCAATCATTGACTTCAAACAGACGAATAGACCTAAACAGCGTGAATGGATTGATGACTACTTCACCCAGCTAGCAGCTTATGCTATGGCCCATAACTGTGTCTACGACACAGAGATACAGTCTGGAATCATTCTAATGTGTAGTAAAGATGGATTCTTTCAAAAGTTTGAAGTATCTGACAAAGAATTTCAGGGTTATATGCACACCTTCTTGAAGAAAGTAGACCAATATTATCAAAATGTACCAAAGACAAAAGAGGGTCAGGATACAAAAAATGATTGAATACTCCGCAGTTTTATTGAGAAAATATGACATCTACACCATTGTATACACTTTTCTGTATAAAAATAAAAAAAATTTTTTTATTTTTTTTAAACCTTGGTACAATTGGTACAATTTAAAAAACATAGTAATACCAACACTTATTCCTTCATTTTTGTACCAAATACCCTTGGTACAATCAGGTACAATTGGTACAATTGCTAAAAACCTAGTAATACCAACGATTCAAGGGACGCGCGCATATGATTCTATAAATAAATTTATAAATTATAAAACCTGGAGTATACATAGCCATGCCCAAGAGAAATAAGAAATCCAAATTTAAGCACGTCTTGATCGGTTCGAAGAAGTATTATTTTTATCGTTTAGAGTGGATCGACATAACTGGGGATGCAGGCCATGCATCAGTCGAAGAATTTGATAAATTCGAATGCAGCAAAATGATAACACATGCATACATATACAAAAAGACTTCCAAATTCGTTTGGACATTCGCATCATATGAGGATAGAGACGTTTCATTTTCTGACCGTAATGTTTTTCCTGTGGGTTGTATTGTTAAAATGGAAAAGATTCCGATTTAGTCTTTGATTAATTTAGCTGTTATTTTTCTAGCTTTGATAATATCTTCGTATTTATTGATGTTCTTTTTAGCGTCCTCTGCAGTTACTTTCTTATGCAGTACAGCTTTTTGTTCAACATAATATCCTTGGAGTCTACCTCTTAATTCCTCTGCTCTAATTGCACTAGAGAATTGTTTGTGATCTTTTGCTAGATCTCGTAGCTCCCCCATCTTACTGACGTGTCCGTCGTAATTAATTGAGTATTTTTCTTTTAACTCTCGTTCAAGTTCATGTTTAAACGCTACAACAAGTGGGTATTTATCTACATTACAGAGTCTACTTCCATAAAATACAGGGTCTTTGTATCCTGCTAGTTTAGCAGCTTCTGATTTACTACATGGATTCCCTGTTTCTGGGTTTCCAAATACAAGATAATAACAAAACTTTTCTTGTTGATTCGTTAAAGCTTTTGGTCTGGCCATAGTGGTTGCAATATATCCCACATAGTTTATATATACAACTAGAAATATGATAGACGGAAAGACATTCAGACAAGGCCTAGATAAGTTTTTTACATCTCCAACATGCCAAGGTGCTAGGGTTCAGATAGAATTACCCAACGGAGAATTTTATGACATCACAGGTGCGAAACTTCTTGAAAATAAAATAATTGGTAGTAAGGAAACTCACCGATTAGTTTTAACTTGTAAAAAACCTACAGAAAAAATGGGCATGCCCATTAAAATTTTGTAATTCCTTTGGATTGAATTATGGGTCAGAATAAAGTTATTTCTGAACGTAGTTTATGGAGGAAATTAAAAATTGAAACACCTAAAATTTCGTGGATTAGGATTGAAAACTGGGCCTTACTTGGCACTCCTGATCTATTGGGTTATACTCCTAACGGCAACTTTTTCACATTGGAATTAAAATCAGTTAAGTCCCAAAAAGTCCAAATATCCCCCCATCAGGTTTCTTTTCACGTGAAACATAAAAATAATACCTATATACTTTGTGCTTGTTCCCCGGATAAGGGGAAGGTACGCCTGTACCCTGGATCAGAAATTATTTCTCTTGTGAGGGAAGGTCTGAGCTTGCAGCCTCTGGCTTGTGGCTGGACCGCTTGTCGGCTTGTGCTTGAGAGCTTGTAGGTTTGCTGCTTGCAGGCTTGCTGGCTTGTTCCTTCTTCCTAAGCTTCCTGAGCTCTGCGTAATATTTCGGATGCCTCCATTCCATTTTTAGTGTTTACCATATGCAACGTCTGGCGTCGACCGGTCCCAACATGCCCGGCAATCTTTGCATTCGTTCGACTGAGTCGGGGCTGGACATGTTCGAGCTTCCGGGCTCGTAACTACTGAAGAAGTCCACGGCCAGGCCTTGGGCGCTGGTCCGTCAACCTTGGATCCTGACAGCCTGATAATTAAATTATCCGGAACCGCTGCCGGGTCCTCTGGCAGGTATTGCCGCTCTTGTGTTGGTAGCCAGTGCCTGGTCTCAGGTGTTAACCTGCAAACCTGGAAAATATTTTCTAAATGCTTCTGGCTCTGGATGTCTCCGCTGTCGTGCCATCTGAACCAGGGCTGGCCCTTGATCAGTGTTACCATCGCATCAACCCAGAGCGGGTTCTC